CTCCAAGACTCTTAAAGTTCTTCATCACAGACCTGATGCCTTACGGTCACGTGGCTGCCTCTGAAGACGCTGCCCCTGCCACAGCTATGGAGCTTGAAGATGTAGCTCATTTGTCAACACCAGAGAGAACCAAGGAAGGCTCTCTTTTCATTTGAGGAGAGACAAAATGATACTGATAGACGCAGATATTCTATGCTATAGGATAGGCTTTGCTACACAGGAAGAGACATCAGGCAAGTACATACTGGATGTGCTGACTAACTACATATCTAACATCTTAGTACAAGCCTCTGACTCCGAAGACTTCCAACTCTATCTCACAGGCAAGACTAACTTCCGCAACGAGATAGCCACCACTGCGCCCTACAAAGGCAATCGTAAGTCAGAGAAGCCAAAGCACATGGGTTTCATTAGGGCTGCATTACAAGGAGACTGGGGTGCTATTGTCTCTGTTGATGAAGAAGCAGACGATGCCATAGCTATCAAAGCTACAGAGCTAGGCGATGACTGTGTGATGTGTAGTGTCGATAAAGACTTTGACCAGATACCAGGATGGCACTACAACTTTGTTAAGCAGCACAAGTATTACGTTACACCAGAGGAAGGTCTGTTCTTCTTTTACAGACAGATTCTCATGGGTGACAGGATAGATAACATCATTGGTATTAACGGTATCGGTGAGAAGAAGTCAGCCAAGATACTAGAAGGCATGACAGAGCAGGAGATGTATGACAAGTGTGTTGAACTTCACGAGAGTGAGGAGAGAGTAATTGAGAACGCGAGGTTGTTATGGTTACGCAGGGAAGAGGGGCAACTATGGGAGCCACCCCATGAAACTACCAAGTAAGAAGAAGAAACGTACAGGCAAACCACCTAAAGGTTACGACTCTTGGTTTGAATATGACCTTCATCACAAGCAACTCAAAGGATGTAAGTGTCATTCGGAAACGATTAAGTACGTTCAGTACAAGACTTACTACCCTGACTTTATTTACCACATGGGTAAAGACACAATCTACATAGAAGCAAAGGGAAGATTTAGAGACAGGCAGGAAGCAAGGAAGTACGTTGATATAGCAGAGGGGCTAGGCAAACATGACGAACTTGTTTTTATATTTTACAACCCAAAGACACCCATGCCGGGAGCGAGGCGGAGAAATGACGGAACAAAGTTTACCCACGGAGAGTGGGCAGAAAAGCACGGGTTCAGGTACTTCACTGAACACGATGTCCCTATTACATGGGGTACTAAATAGTATCGCTCTAGTAGCGTTACCGATTCTGTTAGCTTACTTCCTGTTCGGGGGTGAAGAGAGTCTCTATAGTCATGTGCTTGCTTACTACGAAGCACAGACAATCTACTATAATGACTTAGCACTTGTTTGTGCAACGAGGTAAGTATGATTAAGCATCTTGTAATACCAGACACACAGGTAAAGCCAGGCTTCCCGATAGAACATCTGGAGTGGGCAGGACAGTACGCTGTGGACAAGAAGCCTGATGTGATAGTCCACTTAGGAGACCACTGGGATATGCCGTCTCTGTCCACCTACGATGTGGGTAAGAAGTCCTTTGAAGGCAGAAGGTACGCCCACGACATACAGGCAGGGATAGCAGGAATGGAAGCGTTCATGAAGCCTATCAAGAAGGAACAGAAGAGGCTGAAGAAGGGTAAGCGTAAGCTATGGAATCCGCGCATGGTGTTCTGTTTAGGCAACCATGAATACAGGATAGAAAGGGCGGTAGAGTCAGACCCTAAACTGGAAGGACTACTAAGCTATGAAGACTTTGGACTTGAAGAGATGGGCTGGGAAGTGTATCCTTTTCTGGAGCCTGTTGTTGTGGATGGTATTGTATATAGTCACTACTTTACTTCTGGTGTTATGGGACGGCCTGTATCTAACGCTAGACTACTGCTACAGAAGAAGATGATGAGCTGTGTACAAGGCCATGTACAAGACAGAGACATAGCCTTTGCTAGGAAGGCTGATGGTTCTCCAGTGACAGGACTGTTTGCAGGTATCTTTTACCAGCACGATGAGGATTATCTGACACCACAGACCAATGGGTCTTGGTCAGGTATTTGGATGTTTAACGAAGTAGACAATGGGAGCTTTGACGAGATGCCTGTGTCTATGAATTACTTGAGGAGAAAGTACGGTGAGTGACTCTAAGTTACTATTTACAGTTAATGATAAATTTAAAATAGAAGCAGACAACTACTGCTACCATCTAGTAGAAACCTATGAAGGGCATGACAGAAAAACAAGGCAACCTAAACAGCAACACAAGACAAGCTACTACCCATCGCTAGAGCAATGTCTAAGAGCCGTTAAAGAGGCTGAGATTAGGGAATGCCAGGGTATTGATGAAGTGTTAAACGCTCTCTCACGGTCATACAAGATCGCTCAGGATACTGCTAGAGGTATGCCTAAGCCAGAGGGGAGAACTATATGAAAATTAAAGCTACAGGCATAGCAGTCGGTACGCTGACAGACGGTAAAGAGTATGATGTTCTGCACCAAGGAGACAGGGATGTCATCATCGTTAATGACATAGGCAAGAAGGTATACGCTACCGTAATTGGACAGTGTCCTTTGCTATTGCCGGACTGTGAGTGGGAAGTGATTAAGGATTCTATAGACGATGCTACAGAAGAAGAGTGGGCTGAAGTAGGTAAGAAGCTACTAGACGAGGAAGTTTCCTCTGACGAGGAAGTAAACAATCCTACCCACTACAACACTGGCGCAGTAGAGTGCATAGATGCAATCCAAGCTACGCTCAGTGCTGAAGAGTTCCAGGGCTACTGTCGTGGGAATACACTGAAGTATCTCTGGCGGTGTATGTACAAAGGTAAGTCCAAACAAGACTTAGAAAAAGCTAGATGGTATCTTGACAGACTGTTGGATACGTTATAGTATGAACACAAGAAAGCGTTAGACTTTCACAGCGTCCTCCTCAAGCCTGCCTAGTTACTTTTCCTTCTCCATCGTAGCTAGGCAGGTTTTTTTATAGTCCTAACATCCCCTGAACGTCCTGAATACCCTCTTGTACTGCTTGTGGTTCCATCTCATTAAGGTCATTTACGATTGCTGGGCGAGACATTCTCCAAGCCTTCTCTAACGTGGAAACCGCGTCTGGAATTAAAGCTCTGTAGTTATCTAGCTTACCGCTGCGCATCAAACGAGCATACATACTAGCTTTTCGCGCTATAGTAGCTTTTGTGACAAGGTTTGTTATGTATTTATTTAGTCCGGCTGCACCATAACCTAAAACAAGAGGAATCGCTGACGCCATTGCTGGCACTACTTTTGCCAAACCTCCCGGAGTTAAAAGCTGTACCGCTTCAAATAAAGCCCATGTTTTTGAGATTCCTTTTTGCACAGCAGCGTTAAAAC